GTTCAGTTATAGCGGGTGGAACTAATAACACAGTGCCATCTCCACAGACTTTTGTTGGCATGGGATGTAATGTATCTCTTACAGTTTGTTCAACAAATGTAGGGGTGGTTGCAGCAAGTAATAGTGGAGTTGAAAGATGCTCTTTAACTGTGGGTAATATTTTCATGGGAGCTGTTGTAAACACTTGCATGCAAACAGACGGTGATTCAGCAATTGTAGCGGGATTTAACCACTGTATGGACGGATCTGGAAGGTCTTTTATTGGAGCAGGGCAAGTAAATAAAACCACTCAAGACAATACGTTTATCGGAACAGGTTTTAACAACTGTGTGTGTGCTAGCTCATCCGCTATCGTAAGTGGTACTAATAGTTCAATTTCTGGAAGTAGTTCGTTTATTGGCACTGGTAACGCTCATTGTATTACTTCATCTGGTCAGACGTCAGTGATAGGTGGTGGAACCGGCAATTGTATTCAGGCTAGAGGCTCAGCTATATTAGGAGGATGTAGTAATGTGGTGCCGGCATCTTGTGAACACGCCATGATTATAGGAAATGGTATTACAGCTGACAGAGTGTGTGCAACTTTTGTAAATAATTTATCTATTAAAAATATTCCAACAGCTTCAACAGGACTTCCGTCAGGATCAGTATGGAGTAATTCAGGAGTTTTGAATATTGTAGCATAATATTTATATTTGTTTAAATTTAATTTAAATGAATATAATATTTGGTATAGACGGTGGCCTAGGCAAATCTATTATGGCTACAGCCATAGTTCAAGCTATAAAAAAGAAATATAAAAAATCCAACCTTGTAGTTGTTACAGCGTATCCTGATGTGTTTTTAAACAATCCATTTGTGAATAGATGTTTGAAGGGTAGTGATAGTAATCGAATTTATAAAGAATACATTAAAGATCAAAAGTGTAAAATATTTGTAGCTAATCCTTATCATACTGACGATTTTTTGCAAAACAAAAAACATTTATTTTATATTTGGTGTGAGTTATTCGGTTTAAAATATGACAACGAAGTACCTCAAATTTATCTGACACAAGCAGAAATAGATTACTACAAAAGTGTTTATGTTTCTGACAAACCTATTTTTGCAATTCAAACTCACGGAGGCGGAGGTAATCAATCAGAGCTTTATAATTGGGCGCGAGACCTACCCAATACAACAATCCAAAATATTATAAACAAATTTAAAGACGAATATACTATTTGCCATATAAAAAGAAAAGATCAGCCTGTTTTTGCTGATACCCTGCAGGCAGTGGATGGATTTAGAAGTATTGCAGTATTGCTGGCTGTTTCTAAAAAACGACTTTTAATAGATAGTTTTGCACAACATTTATCAATTGCATTAAACTTACCCTCTGTTGTTTGCTGGGTTACTACCAGTCCACATTGTTTTGGTTATGAGCTACATGATAATATAGTGGCAAATAATTTTAATATAAATCCATTATATGAACACTCACACTACCAGCCTTTTCTATTGACTGAAGAAATTAAAACAATGCCTTATCAAAAACTTGAAGACGTATTTGATGATGAAACAATAATAAAAAATATCTTATCTTTGTAAAAGATTAAAAAAATAAATTATGGCTATTATTCCGGTTGGACAAAAATTTCATACATTAACCTCATCAACAGTTACTTCAGACTTAGGATCTGCAAGAGCGAATAGTGGTAGAGAAATCTACACTATGCAGGACATTATCAATACAGTATCTGCAACCGGCGGATCAATTGATGGCTCTGGTGTTCAGTATGCACTACCTGTATTTACAGATACTAATACTATAACTAACTTACCAGTAGGTAATGCTGGTCAAGTATTAACATCAAATGGCGCTGGATCAAATCCTTCATTTCAAACATTATCATCCGGGCCGGCTACACAGTTTGACCAAACTTTAACAAATATTACAACTACTGGAGCACCTAATCAAGCTAGTAATATAATAGGTCAAAACGTTGTTCAACCAGGTGCAAACCCTATAGTTGGTAATAATTATCCAAATGAAACAGTTGTGCTTGGAACTAATATAGGTAATGATTCTTCTAACACAAATGGCTTATCTGGTAAAATAGGTTCTGACAATGTTTTAATAGGAAATCAAATACTTAGAGATATACCAGCTGGCACAGGAGGAGGTTTAGGGTTTGTTTGGGGTAGAGCTACAATAATAGGTACCGATATTCTGGATCGATACGCTAGTAACACCGCTGTTCCTCTTTATAACTCCGTATTGATGGGATATGACATATTTAGCGGTGGTATTTCAAGCTTTACTAACAATGGTGTAGAAAATTCTGTAATAATAGGAGGTGAAATAAATACTCAAGTAAGTGGAGCAGCAAATGGTTCAAATAGAAACGTAATAATAGGAAATAATATTCAATCAATGGGCTCAGGTGCAGGAGGATTTAATGATCAAGTTGTAATAGGTAGTAGAGCTTGTAACAATAATGGAGCTAGCCAAATTACTGTGATTGGAGCAGATGCTGCTAGAACTATTCCTGTTGGTGGAAATTCTACAGTTATAGGTTATAATGCACAACCTTCTACACCTGGAGTACAAAACGAAATTACTTTAGGAAATGCAAGCGTAACAACTTTAAGATGTGCTACTGCAACTATCACAACTATATCTGACGAAAGAGATAAGACAAATATAGAAAACTTAACACATGGACTTGATTTAATAAATTCATTGCAGCCAAGAAAATTTGTATGGGATGTAAGAGATGAAACAATAATTCAAGAAAATAAAGAAACAAATCCTGAAACTGGTGAAATAACAGTAACAGAAGAAGAAGTTGTTGTGCATAATGCTAAAAATGGAACTAAAGATATAGGATTTATAGCTCAAGAACTGCAAACAGTTGACGATGACTTTTTAAAATTAGTTCATGATGCTAATCCTGATAAATTAGAAGCTAGTTATAGTAGATTAATCCCTGTATTAGTTAAATCAGTACAAGAATTATCCGCAAAAGTAACTGCATTAGAAAACGCATAAATAAAATAATAATTAAATATAATTAAAATGAGTGAAAAAGTAAAAAAAGTAAGCGAAGAACATTTAAGTAAACTTCAAGAATTAAACCAAAATTTTGCCAATCTTCACAAGCAAGTTGGAGATTTAGAGGTAAGAAAACATCAAGTGCTAAGTGCTGTAGATGTTCTTAGATCTGAATTCAAGTCTTTTGAAGCTGAGTTAATTAAAGAATACGGTGATAATGTAGTTATTAATTTGGAGAGCGGCGAAGTTAAAGACAAACCAGAAGATGGCGAAGATAAGTAATCAAAATGCATATCCTTCCACTGCAGCAGGCGTAAGTGATATGGTAATTGGAACGGACGTTTCCAACAACAACGCAACTGTAAATTTTACAGTTCAAAGCGTTGTGGATGCTGCATTAGATTATAAAACTGTCACAGTAGACGTATCTAGCTCTGAATTATTAAATTTACCTAAAGTATTAGTTGCTGCGCCGGGAGCAGGAAAATATATAAAAGTTTTAGAAATCAGTTTATTTTTAGATTATAATTCTTCAGCTTACACACAAGGAGGTGATATAGAGTTTCGAGCAGGCGGAGATTTACAGGCTAAAATTCCACCAAGCTCAGGGTTGTTAACTGCAACAAGCGACACAGTAATGAGTCTACAAATAGTCCCAAGTATTAGTTCAAAGATAGCTGCGAATACCGCGTTATCTATGGAAACAGGGAACACTATTGCGGCGGGGAATAGTCCCCTTAAAGTAAAAATAAAATATCAAATATTAGATACTAGTAATTTTTAGTAGTACTTTATTTAAATTTAATTGAATATGGATATTAGAAAAATCTCCATAGGAGCTGACTATAAGTCAAGTTCTATGCACTACTTAGTAGGTCAATCTATATTAAGCGGAAGCTACACAATACATTTAATTCAACAAGACTTATCGAATAATTCAATTAAAATTTGGATTGAAAAAAATAACGAAGTATTATTATGGAAGGAATTTAATTCAAATATGCCCATGGCTATTGAATATAATATAAACTTTTAATGAAGTCTCCGCACTATTTTATTGTAAAACCTGTTAAAGGTAGAAGATATGATAATATAAAAAACATCGGGGGAATTGATTTTTATACTAGCGTTTCTCAAGAAGATCATACCGCATCGAATAGATTTGCAGAGGTAGTCAGTTGTCCTTTGAATTATACTGGTAAAATACAAGCCGGAGATATATTGCTGGTACATCACAACGTTTTTAAAATATATTACGACATGAAAGGTCGTGAAAAGAGTGGCAGAAGTTTTTTTAAAGACGATTTATTTTTTATCGATTACGATCAATTTTATATGTACTACCAAAACAATAAATGGCAAACACATTCTAAGTATTGCTTTGTAAAGCCAGTGCCAGTAAGGAAGTCAATTATTATGAAGCCCGTTGAAGAGGAACCTCTTGTTGGTATAATAAAATACACTAACGCAAAGTTGACTGAGTTTGGCGTAAAAGAAAATGATGAAGTGGTTTTTGAACCTGAATGTGAATATCCATTTTATATTAATGGAGAAAAACTTTACAGAATGTTTTGGAATAACATAACAATGGTGCTATGAAATCCTCAAAAGATTTAAAGTTAGAAATAATTAGCGCAGGCAGAGAAGCTGTAGCACAACTAATAAAAGTTGCAAAAGAGGATATTATTAAGTATGACAAAGATGATGAGCTAGCAGCAGACAGATTAAAGAATGCAGCAGCTACAAAAAAACTAGCTATATTTGACGCATTTGAAATACTTACTAGAATAGAATTAGAAAAAGATTTGTTAAACGGAGTTGAAAAAGTAGAAGAAAAATCAAGACAAGGATTTGCAGAAAGACGATCAAAATAAATTATATACTGTTGTAAAAAACCACGTGTCAAAACAATCTATGTTGAAAATGAATCAGCATAAATCTTGGCAATATGGTTACAACCCAAACCATGATTTAGTCGTAATAAGTAAAGACGGAACAGTGGGAGAGATATACAATATCAACGGCCTACTCATAGGGTTACCGAAAAAACCTCAAACAATACACAAAAATTCTAAAAAAACAACTGACCAGTATTGGGTGGCTTCAGAATATCCAAAGGCTTTGTCAAGAATTAGTTCTATATTTCAATGGCACGAAATGACTACTGAATTTAAAAATGAATGGGTTGACTATATTGAAACAGAATTTGATAGAAGAGAAGAAGGCTATTGGTTCTATAACAATGGATCTCCTACCTATATTACCGGCACTCACTATATGTATTTACAGTGGACAAAAATAGATGTTGGTAAGCCTGAATTTAGAGAAGCAAATAGAATATTTTATATTTTTTGGGAAGCATGCAAAGCTGACAAAAGAAGTTTTGGTATGTGTTATTTAAAAATAAGACGTTCAGGTTTTTCGTTTATGGGTTCTTGCGAAGCAGTTAATACTGCTACAATCAGCAAGGATGCAAGAATAGGTATACTTTCTAAAACAGGATCCGATGCTAAAAAAATGTTTACCGACAAGGTTGTGCCAATATCAAATAACTATCCTTTCTTTTTTAAACCCATACAAGACGGTATGGATAGGCCAAAAACAGAGTTAGCTTATAGAGTGCCTGCTTCTAAGATTACAAAAAAAAATATGTTTGAAACTGAAGAGGAAGAGTTAGAGGGATTAGACACCACTATAGACTGGAAGAACACCGCTGACAATAGTTATGATGGTGAAAAATTAAAATTATTAATACATGATGAATCTGGTAAATGGTTGAAACCTGACAATATCATCAACAATTGGAATGTAACGAAAACATGTTTGAGGTTAGGTAGTAAGATTATTGGAAAATGTATGATGGGTTCTACATCAAATGCATTAGATAAGGGTGGTGAAAATTTTAAAAAATTATTTTATGATTCTGATGTTAAAAACAGAAATCAAAACGGTCAAACAAAAAGCGGATTGTATAATTTGTTTATTCCGATGGAGTGGAATTTTGAAGGGTACATAGACAGGTATGGAATGCCTGTATTCAAAACACCAACAAAAGCAGTAGAGGGATCTGATGGTGAGTTTATATATCAAGGCGCTATTAATTACTGGGAAAACGAAGTAGAGTCTTTGAAGAAAGATGCAGATGTTTTAAATGAATTTTACAGACAATTTCCTAGAACCGATTCGCATGCATTTAGAGATGAAAGCAAGCAGTCACTATTTAATTTAACTAAAATTTACCAGCAAATAGATTATAATGATTCTTTAATTAAAGAGCATTATTTAACTAGAGGTAGATTTAGTTGGAAGGACGGAATTAAAGATTCAAAAGTAATATGGTCTCCAGACACTAGAGGCAGGTTTTTAGTTTCGTGGATACCTGAAAAAAATTTACAAAATTGCAGAATAAATCAAAACGGAAAGTATGCACCAGGTAACGAGCATTTAGGTAGTTTTGGGTGTGACTCGTATGATATATCTGGAACAGTAGGAGGTGGAGGATCAAATGGTGCGCTGCACGGATTAACTAAATTTAACATGGACAATGCGCCTAGTAATGAATTTTTTTTAGAATACGTAGCAAGACCGCAAACTGCAGAATTATTTTTTGAAGATGTGTTAATGGCTTGTGTTTTTTACGGAATGCCTATATTAGTAGAAAATAATAAACCTAGATTATTGTATCATTTTAAAAATAGAGGGTACAGAAAATATTGCATGAATCGACCAGACAAAGTATACAACAAACTTTCTAAATCAGAAAGAGAAATAGGCGGTATACCTAATTCTTCAGAAGAAGTAAAACAAGCGCACGCAAGTGCTATTGAAAGCTACATTGAAAAGTATGTGGGCATGGATATGGAAGGAACATTCAGAGATAAATTAGATATGGGCACTATGTATTTTAACAGGACATTAGAGGACTGGGCTCGATTCAATATTAACAATAGAACTAAGTTTGATGCAACTATAAGTTCCGGTTTAGCCATTATGGCTAATCAAAAGCACTTATATACACCGCAAAAAAAAGAGTCAAAAATAAAGATTAACTTTGCAAGATATAATAATAAGGGATTATATAGCGAAATACGTACTTAATGGTAGATGTAAAAATTGATATAAACCCAGTGGGGTTTCCGGATTTATTTGTTTCTGATAGTGAAAAAGATACAGTAGAGTACGGACTACAAATCGGTCAAGCAATTCAATACGAATGGTTTCGTAAAGATAGTAGTACGTGTAGGTTTTATTCTCAATGGAGAGATTACCACAGATTGAGGCTCTATGCAAGAGGAGAGCAGTCGGTTCAAAAATACAAAAATGAATTAGCAATAGACGGTGATTTAAGTTATTTAAACTTAGATTGGACGCCTGTACCTATCATTCCAAAATTTGTAGACATTGTTGTTAATGGCATGTCAGACAGATTATTTAAAGTTCAAGCATACGCTCAAGATGCTTTGTCTGCAGAAAACAGATCTTCATTTCAAGACATGATAGAGGCGGACATGGTTGCTAAACCTATTCTTACACAAATTCAAAAAGGTTTTGGTGTAAATCCTTTTGCTACAGATCCAGATGAGCTTCCTAATAATGATGAAGAGCTTGCTCTTTACATGCAGTTAAATTACAAACCTGGTATTGAGATAGCGGAAGAAGAAGCTATTAACACTTTGTTTGAAGAAAATCATTACTCTCATATTAGAAAAAGAGTAGACTACGATATTACTGTATTAGGCATTGGTATTACAAAACAATATTTTTTGCCAGGTGAGGGCGTTAAAATAGATTATGTTGATCCTGCAAACGTGGTTTATAGCTACACAGAGGATCCGTATTTTAAAGATTGTTTTTATTGGGGTGAAATAAAAACTGTTCCAATGACAGAGTTGCCCAAGATAGATCCTACGTTAACTAATGAAGATTTAGAAGAAATAGCTAAGTATAGTCAAGCTTGGTATGATTACTATAATGTGGCTCAGTTTTATGAAAACAGTATATTTTATAGAGACACTGCAACGCTATTGTATTTTAACTACAAAACCACAAACTCAATTGTATATAAGAAAAAGAAATTAGATGGAGGAGGCGCAAGGGTAATTGAAAAAGACGATCAATTTAATCCTCCGAAAGAAATGATGGAGGAAGGAAACTTTGAAAAAGTTGAAAAGAAAATAGACGTGTGGTATGAAGGTGTTATGGTGATGGGTACAAATATAATGCTTCAGTGGAAGAAAATGGAAAATATGGTTAGACCTCAGTCTGCCTCTCAGCATGCTATGCCTAACTATATTGCTTGTGCCCCTAGAATGTACAAAGGTGTGATTGAGTCGTTGGTAAGAAGAATGATTACGTTTGCTGATTTAATACAAATGACGCATTTAAAGTTGCAACAGGTAATTGCAAGAACAGTGCCAGATGGTGTGTTTATAGACGCAGATGGATTAAATGAGGTTGATTTGGGCACTGGAAATGCATATAATCCTGAAGATGCGTTAAGGTTATATTTTCAAACTGGTAGTGTTGTAGGTAGAAGTTATACGCAAGATGGTGAATTTAATAACGCTAGAGTTCCAATTCAACAACTAACATCGAGCAGCGGTCAAGGTAAAATCAATAGCTTGGTAGGAACCTACAATCATTATATGGATATGCTAAGAAGCGTAACAGGATTGAACGAGGCTAGAGACGGAACTAAACCGGATCCGTATGCACTAGTTGGTGTACAAAAATTAGCAGCTCTTAATTCAAATACAGCTACCAGGCACATTCTTCAAGGAAGTTTATATATAACCCAAACATTAGCAGAAGCTTTATCTATTAGAATTGCAGATATTTTAGAGTATGCAGATTTCAAGGAAGAATTTAAAATGCAGATTGGAAAATACAACGTAGGAATTCTTGAAGAAATAAATGATTTGTATATGTATGACTTTGGCATTTTTATAGAGGTGGCTCCAGATGAAGAAGAAAAAGCACAGCTTGAACAAAATATACAAATGGCTTTATCTAAAAATGATATTAATTTAGAAGACGCGATAGACATAAGAGAATTAAAAAATATTAAACTAGCCAATCAGTTACTAAAAGTTAAAAGACAAAAGAAGCAAGAAAAAGACCAGCAGTTTGCAATGACACAAAAACAAATGGATGCTCAAACAAAAATGCAGGTGCAACAAATGCAATCAGAACAAGAGATGAGAAAAATACAAATGGAGGCGCAAGTTCAAATGCAAGCAAAACAAGCTGAAGTGGCTTTTGATATTGAAAAACTTAAAAATGAAGCAATGTTAAAAAGAGAGCTTATGCAGGTAGAGTTTGATTTTAATATGCAGCTTAAAGGGCGTGAAGAGCAGGCCATCGACAAAAGAGAAAAAGAAAGAGAGAGAGCAAAAAACAAACGTATTAGTCAGGCAAACACTGAGCAATCTCAGCTTATACAGCAAAGAAAAAATAATTTACCGCCGATTAGTTTTGAGTCCAACGAAGATACTTTAGATGGTTTTGACTTAGCTGAATTTGAACCTAGATAATGTTTGAAGATTTTAATATTGAAAAATATAAACAAGTGTCTTATCCTGGAGACGATTCTTTGAAGACGCTTAACGAAATAAAAAAATTAAAACTGAAACCATTAAACACAGTTTTACCGCAAAAGTATGACAACATAATGAATGTGTTTCAAAATATTTTTGCATACAGAATTGAATCATTTCCTTATAAAGTAGTAGAAAAACTTTTAGAGGAATCTGAGCCAATAATATTAAAAATAAAAAACTATCATGACAGGCCAAGGCCTAATGTAAACGCACAAAACTTTAACATTAATTTAGATTATTTAAAAATGAGTAGCGCGCAAACACCTGCTTTTCCGTCAGGACATTCAGCGCAATCTAAATTAGTTTCACTAGCGTTGACCGATATCTATCCTCATTTAAAAAATGAATTTGATAAAGCGGCAAAAAATATATCTGAAAGTAGAATAATAGCAAGAGTGCATTATGAGTCGGATAAAACGGTGGGAGAAAAATTAGGAACAGATCTTTATAACCATATAAAGCATCTTAAATATATTTAGAATTATTGTTTAACTTTGTAAAAAATTAAATCAAATGGAAATTAAAGTAAGAGATTTAGGTGAATTAGAATCTAAATCAACACAAGAAATCGAAAAAGAACTACTTGAGAAGCACGAAGCCCAACAAGAAGCCTTGGATAATCCAGAGCCAAAAGATGAGGTGGATCGTGTAAATCTTCAAGAAGCTCCGGCAGAAGAAGAAAAAGTAGTAGAAGAAAAAGTTGAAGAACCTGTAGTAGAAACCTCAGAAGTTTCTACGCCAGAAATGTCAGAAAGTGATGTTCTTTCATATATTACAAATAAATACGGTGAAGAAGTGTCTTCACTGGATGACTTCATTGTAAGGCGAAATACGTCTGAAGAATTACCGGAAGATGTGAAAGCTTACTTTGAATATAAAAAAGAAACAGGCAGAGGTATTAGTGATTTTGTAAAATTACAACAAGATTACGATTCCATGAATCCTGATTCTTTAATTGCTAGTTACTATTCTGCAACCGAAGAAGGTCTAGATTCAGAAGATATCGAATATCTGATGGATGATAAATTTGGTTTTGATGAAGACTTAGATGATGAAAAGGAAAAAAAGAAAAAACAACTAGCAAAAAAAAGAGAACTATCTAAAGCTAAGAAATACTTTAAAGAGCAAAAAGAAAAATACAAACTGCCTCTTGAGTCAAGAGAAGTTGTTTCTGAAAGCAATAAAAAGGAAGTCGAAGCTTATAGAAAGTACATAGAGGAAAATGCTGCTTACGAAAAAGAAGCAGCTAATAAGCTACAGTGGTTTAAAGAAGAAACTAATAAAGTCTTTAATAAAGATTTCAAAGGTTTTGAGTTTGTTATTAACGATAAGAAAATTTCTTATTTACCTGGATCTGTAGAGGATGTCAAATCAAGTCAGTCATCTATTGATAATTTTATCCAAAGATATGTTGACGATAGAGGATTGGTAAAAAACACCGCTCAGTATCATAGGGCTTTATCTATGGCAATGAATCCAGATAAGTATGCCAAGTTCTTTTACGAGCAAGGCAAGGCGGATGCAGTAGACAATATATCCAAAAAAACTAAAAATATAAATATGGATGTAAGGTCAACTCCACAAGTCACATCAAAATCTGGCTTCAAAGTAAGATCTTTAAATCAAGACTCAGGTCGAGGTTTGAAGATTAGAAGTATAAAAAAAAGTAATTAATAACAATTTAAAAATTTACAATTATGCCAGGTTCAGTTCAGGCCACTCCTACATTTGCTTTACAGCCAAGTGCAGAAAGAGTAGCCGTTCAGTCAAACTACATAACTAACTTTAACTTCTTGAATCAGTATCTACCTGATACTTATGAAAAGGAGTTTGAAAGATACGGGAACAGAACAGTAGCAGCATTCTTAAGAATGGTAGGCGCTGAAATGCCTTCTAACTCTGACCTTATTAAATGGGCAGAGCAGGGAAGACTACACACTAAATACACTAACGTAACTTCAGGTGCAGCAGCAGCTCAAGATACAGCTACATTAACTATCAATGACGTGCTTGTACCAGGTACAGGCGGTATCGCTATTAGAGTAGGTCAAACGTTTATGTTATCTGACAGCTCTATTGGTTCTACTAACAGTAACAAAGGTATCGTTACTGCAGTAGATTATGCAGCTGGTACTATTGATGTTGCATACTACGAAGCAGGTGGTCAGACAATGGCTGCAGGTGTACAGTGTTCATTATTTATTTATGGTTCTGAATTCCAAAAGGGTTCAGTTGCTATGGCAAATTCATTAGAAGCTGACGATGTTATCTTCCAGAATAGCCCAATCATTATCAAAGATCTTTACGAAGTATCTGGTTCTGATATGGCTCAGATTGGATGGATCGAAGTTACTACTGAAAACGGAGCAACAGGATACTTATGGTATTTAAAATCAGAGCATGAAACAAGATTAAGATTCGAGGATTACCTAGAAACAGCTATGGTGGAAGCAGTTCCAGCAGAAGCAGGTTCTGGTGTGGCGGCTATCGCAGCTGGCGTAGCATCAGGCGCAGGTAACAAAGGATCTGAAGGATTGTTCTATGTATTAGGTCAAAGAGGAAATGTTTGGGGCGGTGGAATTCCAGCGGCTTTAGCAGACTTTGACGCTATCATTCAGAGATTAGATAAGCAAGGTGCTATCGAGGAAAATGTATTATTCTTAAACAGAGAATTTTCTTTTGACGTTGATGACATGTTAGCTGCACAAAATTCATATGGTGCAGGTGGTAGCTCTTACGGATTATTTGATAATGACGAAGAGATGGCATTAAATTTAGGATTCTCTGGATTCAGAAGAGGTTATGATTTTTACAAAACAGATTGGAAATACCTTAACGATCCTACTATGAGAGGCGATATTGTTGGAGGAAAAATCAATGGTGTACTTGTACCTGCTGGTTCTACTTCAGTATACGATCAAATCTTAGGTAAGAACGCTAAGAGACCATTCTTACACGTAAGATATAGAGCTTCTGAAACTGAAGATAGAAGATACAAAACATGGATTACTGGTTCTGCTGGTGGCGCTGCTACAACTGGAACAGACGTAATGCAGGTTAACTTCTTATCAGAAAGAGCGCTTTGTACTTTAGGTGCAAACAACTTCTTCTTATTCCAAGATGCGTAATAAGTAGTTTTATAATATCGGGGGTAGATGTGCCACGCATGCAAAAGCCCTGTACTCTACCCCTAGATATTTTTTATAAATTTTAAATTAAATCAAATGAAAAAAAATAAAAAAGTATACGAGGATAAAGTATACAGACTTACCAGAGATGCAGCACCTCTTTCATATATGCTGTCATCAAAACATACAAAAAGAAAAGCCTTACTATATTTCGACGAAGAAACAGGAATCAATAGAGCTTTACGCTATGCTAGAAATCAAAAATCAATTTTTGAAGATGAGCAAGATGGCAATGCGATATTAGAGCCGATTATATTTGAAGAAGGAATGTTAAGGGTTCCAAGACAAAATCAAATTTTACAAGAATTTTTAAAACTTCATCCAGGTAATGGCAATGTTTTTTATGAAGTAAACAATGAGCAAGATGCCGCTGAAGCAATGGAGGTAATGAACTTTGAATTAGAAGCTCAAATTGCTGCACGTGATTTAAGCCTTTCTAAGCTCGAAAGTATTTCAAGGGTAGTATTGGGTGTTCGCGCAGATAAAATGACCACAGCAGAGCTTAAAAGAGATATTATGGTGTTTGCTAGAAGAGATCCTCAAGAGTTTTTGGATTTAATTAATGATCCTATGGTTGAATTACAGGATGAGGTGGTTAAGATGTTTAGTGCAACTTTACTGCAAATGAGAAACAAAAACAGAGATGTGTATTTTAATTTGAAGAAAAACAAAACTAAAATGCTTACAGTTCCTCATGGCGAAGAACCATCATTTATTGTTGCTTCTTATTTTCAAACTGATGAGGGTGTGGAGTCCTACAAGCTGTTAAAGAAAATGCTTGAAAAATAAAGGGGTATATCCTCGAATAAATCGAAGAGTATTTTTTTTATGTATCTTTGTATAAACACTAGATACGATGATAAACGAAGTGCGAAATGCAGTAATGGCTGTAATAAATAAAAATAACTACGGGTATATTTCACCTAGTGATTTTAATTTATTTGCAGAACAAGCACAACTTGATATATTCGAGGATTATTTCTATTTATACAACAATCAGCTTAATGCTGAAGTAATGCGTAAATCTGGCACAGGATACGCAAATATTACTAAAGGCATTATAGAGGTGATAGATAGCTTTTCAGTTAATACATTTCTTACTCAAGCAAACGCTAATACATATACCTTGCCTGCTGATTATTATTTAGTTGATAAAATATTTTATTACTCTAATTTATTAGATTCTGGAACTACCGATGGAACATCCGCTGGAAAATTAGTTGACTCTACTCAAAACTTTTTATCAACAGTTCAGGTTGGAAGTTTAGTTGTAAACACCACTGATATTTCACAGGCATTTGTAACTGCAGTTGATAGCAACACTCAACTATCGTTAAGCTCAAATATAATACCCACAGGTAAAAATTATAGTATATATTCTAATAAAGATATAAGAGAAGTAGAAAGAGTAACACAAAATAAAATATTTTACCTTACTAATTCTAATATTGCTGCTCCAACTACAATGTTCCCAGCATATGTATTAGATAGCGCAACTGGAACGGCATTAGGGAATACAGTTACCGTTTACCCTACGACTATCACTGGAGCAGCCGATATACACGCTCAATACGTAAGGTATCCATTGCCACCAAAATGGACATTTAATACACTTGCAGGTGGAGAGCCAGTTTTTAATGCATCTGCTGCAGATTATCAGGATTTTGAATTACCAACTTCTGATATGAATGGTCTTGTAAATAAAATTTTACAGTACGCAGGAGTATCTGTAAGAGAAGCTGACGTTACAAAATTTGGTCAATCGTTGGAAGCAGAAGATAGATTAACCGAAACAACACAATAAGATTATGGCATATTTAACAGGTTATCAATATTATGAAAATTCAGGAAATGCACCTACTAATTCAAATTGGGGTAGCTATCAGTATGTTTCTCTTGAGGACATAGTAAATAATTTTATGCTGATATATAACGATAACCTACAATTAGTGAACAACGTAAACAGGTATCAGGTTTTGTTCTTTGCTAAAAGAGCAATTCAAGAATTAAATTATGATGCATTCAAAGAAATAAAAGTTTTAGAACTTGATGTGTGTGATCAATTAAGGTTTGTCTTACCCCCTGACTTTGTAAATTATGTAAGAATATCTATGTTTAAGGATGGCCTGCTTCTACCTTTAAGTGAGAACATTCAAATAAATTCAGCGACAAGTTATTTGCAAGATAATGATTGCAATATTCTTTTTGATGTTAATGGTAATATTTTACAAGCCGAATTTTCAGCAGTAGATAGAGAAAGAATTGCCGGCACAAAAAAATCTATTTATCTTGGTGAGGGACAATATAATGGCAGAATGGGTTATTGCGTAGACGGTTGTTGGTATTTCGATTATCGTATTGGAGCAAGATTTGGCTTGAATACAGAAACAGCCAACATAAATCCAACATACAGAATTGATAAAAAAGCTGGTGTTATTAATTTTAGTTCAGGTATGGCAAATCAGCTATGCGTATTAGAGTATGTATCAGACGGAATGGAAAATGGAAATGACGCAGCAGTAAGCGTAAATAAATTATTTGAAGATTATGTTTATTCTTATATAAAATATGCCATTTTAAATTCAAGGTTAGGTGTACAAGAATTTATAGTAAATAGAGCAAGGAAAGATAAATCAGCACTTTTAAGAAATGCAAAAATTCGCCTAAGCGACATACATCCAGGTAGGCTTTTAATGAATCTTAGAGGTCAATCAAAGTGGATTAAATGACGGTAATACAAACTAATTTTATTAAAGGCCGAATGAATAAGTCGGTCGACGAAAGACTGCTTCCGCCAGGTGAATACGTAGACGCTTTAAACGTACGCCTTGGTTCCACTGAAGATACAGAGATAGGATCCGTAGAAAATTCCAAAGGAAATTCTTTAATAGCTGAATTAACTTATGATGGCGCAGCTTTATCCGCGAGTGCAAAATGTATTGGAGTTTTAGAAGATGGTGCTAACAACACTATATACTGGTTTGTCCATGATTCTGCTAACACCCAGTCAGCCACTGGTAAAGTTGATATGATTGTATCATATAATGTTATAAATAATAATTTAGTTTACCATGTTATTTCGACTAGTGTATTAAATTTTAATCCTACTTACTTAATCAATGGTGTAAATAAAATAGATGAGTTATTGTTTTTTACAGACAATATAAACCCACCTAGGTGTATAAACGTAACAAGGGCTTATCTCCCGCCGACAGCATTAGATGTTGATCAAATTACAGCTGCAGAATTAAACGTAATTAAAGCACCACCTATGGCGGCGCCTACAATTAACTTGCTTCAATCAGGTCAAGAAGAAAACTTTTTAGAAAAGAATATTGTAAGCTTTGCTTACAGATATAGGTATTTGGATGATGAATATTCTGCTATATCTCAGTTTAGCGATATTGCTTTTGTGCCTAGTTTTTTTAGTTTAAACACTAGTGATTTATCAAATGCAGGAATGGAAAACGCTTTTAACACAGCTGAAGTTACATTCAATACTGGCAGTAAATTAGTTAAAGAAATAGATTTATTGTTTAAATATGCAAATCAACCAGGAGTTTATGTTATTGAAAAGTTCAACAAAGGTATATTGGGATGGTCTAACAATATAAATAGAACCGAAGTATTTAGACACAACCAGATATATACCGCTTTGAGCGATAACCAACTAACCAGATTGTTTGACAACGTACCAAAAACAGCAAAGTCTCAAACTATTATGGCAAACAGACTTATGTACGGTAATTATGTGGATGGATACAATGTTAACAATCAATTAAACTACACGGTCTCTCAACAAACTGAAGTAATTAATTTACAAGAATTTACAGCAGTGTTATCTACGGGGACATATACTTTTGATATAACTAAAAACATAAATGATTCAGTTGCTACTTTTGATTTTTCTAACATCGATAACGCAGCTTCATTAAAGCAAGATTCACAAATAGGTTTTCAATTTAATTTTCAATCAGCTGATTTTGATGCACCAGGTGGTGGAGCACCTCCAGGTACACCAAATCAAGCTACAACATCAATTACTTTTACTATCACATTAAATCAAGATTATAATAGTATATATGATTTGTTTAGCGGAACATTTGCTACAGAACAAATTGGAACTGCAACTACTATTGTCACCGGCCCTTTTAACACTAACAATCCATGTAATGGGGCAACATTTACAGATATTTTAAATTGTGCTATTACCAATCAAGCACCGAATATACACACATATTCAGGTATAGATGGTAGAGATGAGCCAATTAAAATTACTACTAATCCAGGTAGTTCATCAGTTAGCCTGCAGTTAGTTGCCGCAGAATTTGATGATCCTGCTGTAGCTCCAAATCCAGATATGTTTGGCTACTATAAATTTACTGCAGCGCAAGCCGATTATTCTTCTAATGGAAATAGAAAAAGCTTACATAGTAATAGAAACTATGACGTAGGTATTGTGTATATGGACGAGTATTTAAGAAGCACTACAGCTTTAACTTCTAGAAATAATACAATATACATACCTCCGGTTAGTTCAATTACAGCAAATAGCTTGCGCGTGACTATACCAACTACAATGGCGCCTCCAACTTGGGCTAGTAAATATAAATTTGTAGTTAAAAGAGCTGAAGACACTTATGAAACAATATATTCTGTTATTGCATTTGATGATGATTCTACTAATTCAGTTTGGATAAGGCTAGAGGGAGATAATCAAGTAAAAGCTAAAGAGGGTGATTTTTTAATTGTTAAAGCTGATGTGAGTGGCCCTTTAAACACTGTTGTAAAAACTAAAGTTTTAGCAATTGAATCAAAAGCAAATAATTTTTTAACACCTGAAGCATCTCAAGGGATCGGAACTAATTCTGCATTTATTTCAGAACCAGCGGGATTATATATGAATTTAAAACCGCAAGGATTTACAATTACAGATAATACAAATGGATTTTTTGATAGCGGTCAAGAAGGAGGAAGAAGTGGTAAACGAGGAGGTCCTGCAGCAGTAGCTGGTGTCCCATGTTTTAGAGAAGTTGTAAATTCAAGCACGGGTGCTACAGAAGTAGAAAACATAGCTATACCAGAGGGTTCGCTTGTAAACTTTGCAATAAGATTTAACAGAAATTCAAGTGATGGAGGATTTTTAGTAGGTAGTTCAGATCAAAAAACTTATGACTATAACAGAACTGTAGTGGCTTCGCAAGATTATAATACTTTATTTGAATTTGTAAATGGAGAAGGTATAGATTTTACGGAGGGGGTTGCTT